AACCGCTGCCCAGCTAGAGATGGCAAAAAAAATCGTCAGTGAATGTAGTAGAACAGTAGCGGCCTCGCAAGGAATGCAGCTACTTGGAGAACAAACCACATTTGGTTGAGGGTCTAACAACAACAAGTGTCTTCTCCACAATCATGGTATGAATAGCCATCTTCGCAATGTTCGCATTCTATCCACATTAAATCAGAACCGCAATGTGGGCAAATTGCTTCTTGACCCCACGGCGTATCAAGCCATTTAACTTTATTATTTCTGATTATGGTCATGCTACTGTCTCCGTCTTCAACCACCTCAACACAGCCTCCCTCACACTCGCCACATAGTTTCACTGATTTGGAAGAAAGCCGAAAACCAATTAAATTCTTAAAAAGTTGTACATCTCTTTTGCTTATGATACGAAGCTCAAAAGTGTGACCGTGACGATAGATTCTACTATTGATTCCCCATTTTTCTAATAAATGTTTTATAGATTCAAGATTATCTTTATGTTTAGAACATAATCCGATAAGAAGATAAGAAAAACTCTCCCAGCGCCTTCTAGTTACATATCCTTCTGCATCAAAAATCCCCTGCGCAAACCCCAATAAGAAATCTTCAGAACCTAAAAATGTTGGAATATCCCAATGAAAATCAGCCTTCTTGCACGGTTTCAACAATCCAAAAAGAATTTTAGAATTGGTTGAAATTTCATATATACAATCTGTTCGTGTAGTATGATTTGGAAAGGTTCTTTTCTCGAAGTGAGTATAAAAACACAAATTGTTTTTCGGTAATACTTCATGGAAAGATTTTTCAAATAGGCGGATTAATTCCATCTTAGTAGTTTTTATTTTTATACAATAATTATTTGTTTTTTTGCTATGAAATAGTTTGCCGTCGCCTAATAACAAACCACAAAGATGCCCCAATGCCCTTTCATTATTAAAATCTACAGGTTTAGGAACGAATCTGCCTGTTGCATCTCTTAAATGCTTTTCGTTAATTATTTGCATTTTTTTCATCATTCCTAGCTGGCTTGGATTTTTTTATCATTATTTCTTAATTGATTAATTGCCTCTGTTCCGCAATCTTGACACGCCATCCGCTTCGCCCCGTCAAACCCTTCAACCGAGAAACGAATAACGGGTTTAGGATAATTCGTCATGTCAAGCGAGCCTTTGCCACAAACGTCGCAGTGTCCAGCATACGCAAACTTAAGCAAAGTAACGCTTTTGATGTCTTCAATCTTAAGAACCATCTAATTCACCCCCAAGTTGCCCCAAGTATAAAACAAACTTGGTCTAGCCACCGTTTGACCAAAGAGCCAAGAATCCAAGTTAAAGTGAGTAGTAGTACTACTACTTATAGAGAGAGAGTAGTATATAGAGAATAATAGGTAATGGTAGTTACACACTTGGAGTAGAACATGGGGAATCATTCTATTATATTGGTTAATTCTCTTAACGGACGGCAAATCTAGTCCGAATGGCACTTGGCAACTTGGAGTATGTTTACAGAGTCTTTTGTAATTCAACGCTTTTCAATTCTCCCACTAAACCGAATTTTTTAAGGTAATAATTTATTTTTCTGGCAGTTGCGTCGTCACTGAAATCCAAATACCTGCCTTTACCCTTCACCTTACTTGCGCGTGGCACATCCATGTCTTTTAAGGTTAAACCTATTCTTTGAGTACTCATGTTCTCCCATCCTTTCTCAGTAAAAGCATCTTTAATTTCGTTAAGGTACAAACGTCCTGATTCGTCTTCTTCCTTATTCCATGCTTCAGTTGAAAGGTCAGTTATCATGTCAATAAGCGAAGCTCTAAATTCGTCGGGAAGTTCTTTCCTGCGCGCTATTTGATATTGGTTACCAAAGTTTTCGATTAGTGTTTTTGTGCCTCGCATCTCTGCAATCCAAAGCAATGGAAGAAACAGTTCACGCAGTCTTCTTTTAAGAACTGTCGGCACAATTTTGAAGGGAATGTCGCAAAGTCGCCAATACAACAGTTTTGAACGGAGGTCTTTGCATTCTTGTTCGTCAATGTCTTCTTTTTCTGGTGTAGCTTCTTCCATGTCAATGATTATGCATCTGCTGTCTAACGCCATGTCAAAACTTTTAGTGCTAGCTAACGCCTTCAAAGAAAAAGTGTCAAAGTACTGGATTTTGTCCACGTTGTCTTTTCCGATTCTTCCAACAAACGCGTCCTTCTTGTATCCGCTAGCGACAATAGCATATTTTTGTGCACCCTCCTCATATTTTCGGTCAAGCTGGTCTTCCGCTTGGTCAATGAGGCATGTGCAGCCGAAATTGTCTATTTGCCTGAACAATAACGGAGGCGAAACACTTACCGTAATTATGCCACGGTAAGCTAGTCGTGCCAACATTTCGAGGAATCGTGATTTGCCTGATTCATGTTCGCCGCGCAAAAGAATGTAAGCGCATGATGGAATGTATTCGGCTTTCCAGCTTGTTAAAATCCAACATGTTGCTATATCATAAAGTTCGTCTCGAGTTAAAACTACATGTTTTTTCATACAATTCTTTAATCCATCGTAAAGGTCATTTAATTCGCATTTTTCTGGGTTGGACGATATTTGCCACGGAATCCGCCACCGTTTATCATAAAGTATTTTTAGTTCTTCTGGGAATAATGGTCTAAACATACGTTTGTCGCATTTGGGACAAAAGATTGGGGGCGCAGGGTCAGGTGTTTCAAGGGTGTCTCCGCAATGGTTGCATTGCCATTGCCACAAGTTTGTTATCTGAAAATCTGTCTTGTCCTCATTGACTGTTAGGATTTTGATTTCTTCGCTTCCGAAAATTAGTTCCCATGGTCGTTTTTCTGGCAAAATATAACTCATATTTCTTTCACCAATTCATAAATTTGTTTAAAAAGGGAAATTGCTGATTCTTCATTAGGGAACTCTTTTCCCCATGCAACAGATTCAGAATCATATTGAATATCATATCGCTTGAATACTTCAATCATTCTTTGAAAGAATGGAGACGGAAACTTTCGGAAAAATGAAAGAGTGACATAAATCCCTTTATTATCTGAACATTCTGACGTGTCAAAAATCCATCCTAAACCATCAGGTCGTCTTAATGTATCTAATTTGAGACTTATCTGACAACGGCGATGTTTTTCTGTATATGAAATGCAATATTGGCACCATTTACATCCGCATCTGCCTTCCTTGAAACAAATTCCGCATTCACTCTCTAATGTTCGTTCTTCCTTTGGAACCATGCAACTTAGGCAACATTCTGTTCCTTTGGGATATTTGTCAACTAACCCAAAATTCATTTTTTGGATTTCTTTGGAAACTCTCCAAACTGTTTCAAACGATAACATTTTTTTTCACCTTAATTTTTCCTTCATAAACTTCCTTCAAAATAAATTTGGAATCTGAATGCCCACGACACACCTTAAGATGTTCATATTCGTCTTTGGTGATGACAGATGGAATTTTGCGTTTAGACACGATTCCCGATTCCATTGCTTGTGTTAGGCGTTCAAAGGCGCGTTCAATGATGGAGGGATTCAAACCCTCGAGGTGTTTTGCGTCCATGCCTTCTAGGAAACGTTTGCACTTGTCCATGAATGGGTATTTGGTGCAAAATTCCAAGTCATCTTCACTGCTCAAACCAGTTCACTTCTAGGCTTTGTTCCATTGAACGATACCGCCTGTGTCGCTTAACTTAAATTTCTGTGTACCAATGACTTCTGGACCTAGCTTCAATACTTGAATGGTTTCAGATTTGAATTTGTCAGCAAAGTCCCAGCCGTAATTTATTCCTTTCATGTAGCCTTTTTTAGGATCATTTGGGTCAATTTTTTTGCCTTTCCACTCATGGTTTACGAGGTCGGCGGGGTCAAAGTTTGGAATTTGTGATCTTGTAACTAATGGGATAGGTGCTGAGATGGGTTTTGATTGTCCAAGAGCTGTGGTTGAATTAGCAATTTCCCGCAGTCTTTTTGCGGACGAAGTGAGTTCTTCGACGACTGCTAACAGTGCTTTTGAGAAGTCTTCTTCGTTTATCATTGAATCACCTCCCCAGATTTGACGACGATTTTATCTACAATTTGATTCAGTTTGTCTGTGGCAATTATCAAGTTGCCGATGAGTTCAGATAGGTTTTTTTCGTGTTCAAAGAATGTGGCGATTAAGAGGTCTATTGCGTCTACTTGTTCGCTGAATTTTTGGTTCATTTTGGCGTTGTCTCCGTTTTCGATTCACCCTTTTCGGCAAAAAATTCTTGAAAAAGATTTGATTTTGGTCTATGCGTCTTTCGATGTTTTTGAAGCCAATGAAGATGAGCTCTATCTTTCACCGAAAAATATTTTGTTGGATTGTTAATGTTTTTTCCACAAATTTTGCACTTCATTGTTTTTCTTCTCCGTTTTCTGGATGACCTTTTTCTTGATGTATTTCTGGATCGCAACCAAAATTTACAAGTAGATTGTGTTTTCTTACTTTATGACGGAAAGATTCTATCTCTTGACCATTCCAAAATATAGGAATTATTTTTGGTGAAACTTGACCGTCAAAATAACAGTCGCAAACTTTAACATTCCAGACTTTGCATAAATCAAGTTTCTCTAAGTTTTCTTCAAAAGTTATTCTCCAATTACAAATCATAAAAATCATAAGATCGTTACGTTTGTATCCAGCCTTTAAGAGTAGTTGAATTGCATCTTTAATTTGGAATTGATCTTTATAATGCCAATCCCAAGCGATTCGTATTCTTTTAAATCTGTTTTTGTGAAGTTCACTTGCTATTTCTTGGGTTAGAAACCTATGATCTACACCACAAATTAATTGGTAAGTTACAACTTTACCATTTGGTTTGAAGGATCCTAAAGTTTGAATTATGTCTAATGCTTCTTTTTTGCATAGAAGGTTCATGTCCATAATCTTAACTGTGTTTCTTACAATTTCAGGAATCCCAAACATCTTAATTTCAGTAGGTTCATAACAGAATGGACAATTATGAACGCATCCTTCTGAAATTCTGATCCATTGTTCTTTACTATTGAATTTGTTATACGATCCGTAAGAATATGGCTTCTTTAAAGAAATGTCTTTTTGAAGTCTAATTTGAACTGTTTTCATCATTCTTTACCTCGTTTTTTGACTGAACTTTTTCTTTCTTCTCCATTCTAAGAACTGCTAAACAAGCTTCGTTTTTCGGGTGAGCCTTTTCTCTCCATTGCCATAAACGGTCATTTTTGTCCAGGACACCAAGCAACTTATGGTATAAACAGTTATCACAAGCTCCAAAATGGTAACATTTCTTACATTTTTCTAAGATGAGTTGTCGTGTTTGGGCAAGAACCCCCTCAAGATTTTCGTATTTGTCCACTAAATCGTTGTATTTTTCAGCAAGTTTATTGGCTCCATCAAGTTTTGATTGAACTTTTCCTAAAAGTTCATGGGCAACCTCAACACGAATCAGTTTTTGGTCATCATATTCCGTTCTTTCTTCGCTCCAAGATTCCCAATTATCGCTATTGTCATCCATCGGTAAAAGTTTAGGAGCATCATCTATCCATTGTCTTAGTGTTTTTGCTTGGCTCAACAAATCAGAACTCATTTTTTCTCATTCCTCACATACATTCCGTCAGTCCAAACCAGCAGTCCCAATTCTTCCAGCATCATGCACATTCGCCGTATCCTGTGAATGTTCCAGTGCCACAATGACTGAGGAGGCTTGTCAGGACGCAGTCCACCGTTTCCAGCGGTTTCTAGGATGGTTTTTCTGAGGGTGTCATGGTCAAGTTTTTGTTGGTGAATAATGTCTTCAATTTCTGTTTCGAGTTGGTCAAGTTGCGATGCAGTCTTCATTTAATTCACCATTTACCATATCTTGAGCATCCTTTTTCGCATGGTTGATAAGACGCATGATTATGTTGTCTTATTCTGTCGCATCTCCGAAGTTTCTTCATATTTCTTCCCTCTTGATTCTATGCCCCAAAAATAATATCCAAAAGAATAGGCGAACGAAACAGACCAAACATGAAGCTTCATAGTAGCATTGATGATTGTCTCTGCCATGGTAAATCCAACTCATTTTTTCAGCTCCATTCCTGTTTGCTTTCTCCAAGATGATTATTCCAGCAGTTTCCACAAACTGGCAAAGTTTGTTTTTTATACCTAATGTAAACAGCAATTTCATTGTGGATTCTGCTGCGGTATCGGAAGGGATTAGCGCAGACTTCATTCATTCTTCTTTCCACCCACTTTGACGAGAAATGAATCTTCCCGTTTTAGAATCTCTTAATGCGTCTGCGATTGATGATTTGCGTTGCTGTTCTGTTTTGTTTCTTTCCTTCAATTTGAAAAGCCGAGTATCTTCTTCCATATGATGTTGTCGGCACAAGACTTTGAGGTTTGATTGGATATTATTGAAATGATTTCCATCACAATGATGAATATCCAGATTTTCTATAATACCACAAATACTGCATTGCATTTTGAGATTCTTTTCAGCATGCCAACCATGTTTATACATGGGATTCTTTGTACCCAATTTGCATTCTCGCATTTTTCGTCTATATTCTAGAGATTTTGTATATGAAAGATCGCGTTTTTTATGTAATCCCAAGTTGCAAGCTTTTCGTCTTACGGAAAGAACAGTTCTTCCTAACACTTCTGCAGTTTCATTAACAGTAAATTTGGGATATAGAAATTTGAGTTCTTCTACATCTTCGTTTGACCAAATTAATTTCGACATATGTCTCTATCACCTTCATCATATCCGCACCAACTGCATCTTCTAGCCCAATCGTCAAAAATCGCGTTTTCCTGCACCCAAAGGTCAAGAATTTTGCCGCAGTCGGGACATTTGTGGTCGTTGTACCAGTTGTTGCCGTTGTTTGGTTTCGGTTCAGCATATTGTGGTTCAAACGGTTTGTTTGGGTTTAACGGTCTGAATCCGTAGGTTCTGATTCGGTCAAGTTCAACTTCAGAAACTTTCTTCATTCCTTCGTCTCCAAATATTTTAGAACAGCCTTCGCAATCAACAAGCTTTTAGGAACATGCTCAGTTTTGGCTCTATCCAAAAGTTTCTGGGTGTTTTCAGTGGTTAACTTGAAAATGTGAACATTATAATCATCAGACATTATTTTTCACCTTTTAACGAAAAAATCGCAGTAATCAACGGCATCTGTTCTTACAGATTTTCTGCCTTCACGATTGTCCTTGCACCAACCGCTGTATTTTCCTTTGTAGTAAATGCAGTTGTAACAGCGACCTTTTATTTCTGGTTGAACTGACATCATTTTCACCGTGTCCACAAATACCCCGTTTTCTTGTAGTGAATTGCTTTAGCTTCGTCTATTCGTCGGATGGTAGCGTTTAACCGCTTGTCAAATTTTTGTCCTGCTTCTTTCAATTCATCATTCATTTTTTCAACCTTCTTTTTTTCTTTTCTAACTTAATTTTATCTTGAATTTCTCTCAGTTTATGAATCCAAAAAGGAAGATCACTCAATTTATTGAATCTCCTCTATTGAGATGGTTTCAGAAAGTAATTGAGCCAATATTTTCCAGTTACGATTAATTACTTCAGACCTTTTGCGTTTTTCAAAATCTGATGCATCAACATCGTCCCAGCTACCTATGTATATGACTGTTTCAATGTTTTCGTGGTAACAAGTTCCATAGTAGCAAAGTAGGTCTCGGTTTGTTCGGCAAAGTTTGAGTTCCTTTAATGGATAGGGATTACGGTAGAGTTTGAGATTGACTATGTTCATTGTTTGTATAATTAGGGCTTTAACGCCTGAGAATTGAGTATCCTTATTGTAGGGAATATTCATTTTTATTGAGAGTATTCCTCTCTCAGTAACTTCATCTTGATTGGTTTTTCTGTCAATTCCGCCATCCTTGATTGGTTTTGAAAGTTCTTGTCTTATCTCAAATCCAAGCTGGTTCAAGTGGCTCCAGAATATGGCATATAATGGAGTTGAGGGATTTTTGATTTGTATATCTTCTAAACGAGGCAACTCGAAAAACTGAACTTCTGTCATACAATTCTCCCTCTGCAATGTGTTCCAAGCAGGGAACACGTTGAACACTTGCATTGTGTCCAATCTGGTTTAGAACTGTCAGGGTTAGCTGAACCAAGGAGGTTAGGCTTTATTATTGCTGGTAATGGTTGAACATTTCCAGAACCATGCTCAACTTCAACTTGCTCAAACTTGTAAGTCTTAGGCTGGAATTTCTCTCTGACTTTTTCTTTAGTTAACGGTTTACTTGGTTTTGTACGGATTCTCTGAATTTTCGCCAGTTGTTGTTTTTCATCAATCTTCTGTAGAATTTCTAAGGATAAGTCGCTTTTAGGAATTGTAATGGTTTCAATGCCTTTAGCTTTGTTTGCAAGTTCTTCTAAATCTGCATTAGGATTTTGGTCATATAACTTAAGGAACTCTCTATATGGATGCTCTCCTGACTTACCTCCATGAATATTATATTTGATGATGGCATTTGCGAGTTTTTCTTGTTCTAAATGTGGATAGATAAGAAGACTGTAAGCTGCATCTTCTGGGAGAGAAGAATTCTCTACTGATTTTTTTACTTTTTCACTGAGTTTATTAGCTTTACGAACCCATTGTTGAACAGTAGCTTCCCCAAAGCTTATTTTGTTAGCAATTTCCTTTATAGTTTCATATTTGCCCAATGCCCATAATGATAGAACTGCATCTCCCTTCTCTGCATCCGACAAATCTTCACGCTGAGTATTCTCTATGAGCTTAAATTCCATACTTGTTGCATCATCTAACTCCTCAACCTTCGCATCAATCTCAGTAAACCCAACCATAGCGCAAGCTCTAAGCCTGCGTTCCCCAACAACAAGCTCATATTGGCTTCCCCTCGGTCTAACAATGATTGGCTGAAGCAAACCATGAACCTTAATGCTTTCCGCAAGTTCCTTTAGCTTCTCTTCATCAAAGGTTTGTCTCGGATTATTTCCCGAAACAACAATCTGATCAATCGAAATTTTCGTCTCTATACCCCCTCAATCTTCAGAACTTTGGATTCTACGCATTTTTGGTAAGCTTCGTTGATCAAGTGAATCAGAACTGAAGTGTTAGTTTTGTAGCCAAGCCTTTCTTTAACAGCCAAGAATTTATCAGCAAAGTCGTCTTCAAGCTCTAACCTTATGGATAAGTTTTGCATTTTTAATTCCACAATAAAGGATTATAAACGCTTTAAGTATTTAAGTTTTATGCATAAAAAAAGCATTAATAATGCTAAAAATAAACAAAAGTGTTTATTAGTTAGGAAAGTATAAAAAATGCCGTTTCAATAATAATAAATGAGAGAACATTCGTGGGAAGAAAAACTAAGACAGAAAAGAAAAACAAAATCGTAATTAGGCTTGACTTAATTAATTCTCTCAAAGACAGATTTGAATATGGCATGACCGTTTTTATCAGCGTTTTAAGTATTTAAGAATCCTTGTCTATTCATGTTTATATTTGACGTTTTTTATGTGTTATGTCTAGTTTTTTAGCATTTAACTCGAAATCTTTATATTGCTTATTGCCATATATGTATTTAATATTTATTTCGTTGCGAGTATTAACGCCACAGCAGATAGCTGTGTGTGTTTAAACTAGACTGTATCGGAGAATAAAAGTTTGGCTCATAAACGTAGTCCAGCAGCAGAAGCAAGACGATACGTCAAAAACCACGTTTACTATGACATAAACAACAAAGAAATGATATCCTTAACTTCATCACATGAACTCACAGAGTTTCTTTCAATAATTTTTGAGCATGTAGACTTCAGTAAAGTCCCCGACCTTTACAGCAACGGCGAACCATACGACATTAGAGGAACCGTAGTTTTTGACACTCGCGGCACAGGATCATTCCAGTTATTTGATGAGGTTTGGAGGTGAACGATGGAATGAAAATGGCAATAAAACTATTAATAATAATAATGGCGGTAGCATTAATCACTGTAGGACTCTATGCTTATCCTGACACACGTCCGATGATGATAGATTTTTTCGGAAACTCGCTTAATACTTTAGGTAATGGTTTCAACCTCTTAATCACAAATCCAATTTGGCTAACATACATTCAACCATACTGGGGATGGATTATCTTTCCTCTCGGATGCGTAATAGGAGCATTAGCAACCAAACTCATCTATTTCGACTGGTATGTTAAAGGCGGAGCACGCAAAGCACAAGACATGTTAGGAAGGCCGGGAGTTCAGTCAATGGGAGAACCTAGAGGAACAGTTACCCAAGAAAAACCTGTTCCAGTCAGCACAAAGGAGGAACAAAAATAAATGAGCATTTTAGGAATAAAAAAAGCCCTATTATCGCCATTAAAACATAAAAGAATCGTTTTTATGGGCACAAGAGGAAGCAGCAAAACCACAGCTCTCGGATGCTTAGCCTTAGCATGTGACATCAAAAGCGCGTCAGACAAACATTTTAAACACCTCATTGACGAAAAAACAAGCGGAATGCGCCAAGTTCCAAGCGACCTTTGTGCAGGATACTTTCCAGAACCCACACCGCCAGGCTTAATCTATGAAGCTGACGTTTACTTGACACATGAAAGCATTTTAGGAGAAAAAACCGTTTGCCTCCCATTCTGCGAAACGGCTGGAGAAGACACCGAAAAAATAATAGGTCCCTACCAGCAAAGCCAATATCACCAAAGCATGAATTGGCAGGATGCTAGCAACCTAGTTAAATATATTTGCGATAGCAACGGCTACGTTCTGGTAGCTCCAGTTAACCGACCTAACATTCCAGACATTCCAAGAGAACTTCTCGAATCAGAACCAGAAACACTGCGATGGGATCCCGACGTTAACCTTGCACGCATTCTCTCAAGCATATTCAGATACAAAATGCAGACGCGAAGCCCAGAAATCGAAGGCATAGCAGTCCTACTAACAAAATACGATACAATCATGGAATACCTTAAAAAGAAAGGAATGAGCCTCTACGATCCAATGGGAGCAACCGCATTTCTTCAAACCTACTTTCGACAAACATCTGGAGTCTTAAAACATTATGGTATGGAAAAAGTCAAGTTTTTCCCAGTTCACGTAGAAGTCGAAAAAGTTAGACGAGCAGACGGCTCAGTATATTATGCGCAATGGCCGGGAAACCGAGGCTACAAAATAGCGCTTGACTACAATAGAAACCTGCCCTTATTTAGCGAACAAACTTTTCTTGCTCTCATTGATTGGATAATGGAAACGTTTTCATGATTCAGCTTGAACATTTTTTATTAGCTCCCTTCAATAGACTAGGCATCCGCATTTTTAAAACTCCACATTTAAACGAAAAAATCTCAGAATCCACATTAATTGAACTGTGCAGGCAAGGCGGCGGCTTAAAAAAAGAAGTTATAAGAATCACTCCTAAACCAAACGAAAACATCATAGCAGTCAGCTACCTTAAACCAGTCAACGACGACATGAACCGCCCAAGCATCTGGAACCACACAATAATCATTAGTTATTATGATATTCTTGAACTGTTTGACTTGTCCAAAGTTTTATCTTCATGCTTCATACGAGAACTAGCTGAACCGCCAGAAAAGCTGGAACCAATAGAAATAGGAACCCAAGAAAATGAGTAAGAAAGGAAAGGATAAAAAACGGAATACAATATCAGCAAAGGACGTTTCTTCTTCATGCACAACGAGCTCATCATCATGTTGGATTTTATACGATGTTTCTTTCAATTCCACTACCACGTCCGAACATTCGATAAACTTGTTACGTTGGGAAAATACGGCATGAGCATTGATTAAAAATGAGTAATTTCATCTGCCTATGCATCTGCATCTTGATTGCAGGCACATTCATCGCGTGGCAATGGAACCATATTGCATTAACCAAAAAGGCAAAATGATAACAATCCTAATTAGAGATTGGCAAGGCAAGAAACTTTTATATACTGGAGAAGACTCCGACCCACAAGGAACCGAAAGAGCCAAAATCTTAGCAGAAATCGGAGTCCCAAAACAATTCATTCATTTCGGCGACAGCAGCCACCAAGAACAATATGACTGGACTATCAAACTTACCAAAATCGCAAATAAGAAATGATACTAAATGATACAAACAGAACAACTGTCAAGAGCAACGTTCATTCGATTACCGAAAATAAAGCATGGTTTAATCCAGAAACAAACCCATGACCAAATAGCCAAAAACTGCAACGTTACCAGAATCACTATAGAAAGAGACCTCACAAAATGGTATGCTACAGACGACTTCTATAAATGGCTACATGACCTGTGGATTCACCTTTACAGTAGCATCCAAAACGACGAACTTGTATTCCGCGAAGTCACACACCTCATAGGGAAAAGTATGACCCAACGTATTGAAGCGTTTAGTTATTCGCAAATTGAGGAGACTTTTAAGGTTGACGCATCAGACGATGAAGACGCGATCCTATCCAAAGCAGCTAATATTCTTGCCCGAAAAGATAGATCTAGAAGCCTTCACTAAACATTTAGGATACCATAACGCGCCTTTCCATAATGACTGGTACAATATTCTGCAGCCACAAAACAACCAGATACATTTCAGTCCATTAAAATTTCATCCAGAAGCCCTCAAAAAATACCATGTTGAATGGCCCCGTGGACACGCTAAAACTGAAACAACCAGCATCAACTATGTGTCATGGCTAGTAGGCAACTACCCAAACATTCACATAAACATCGTATCAAAGACAGCTAGCCTTGCAGAATCCATACTGACAGCTTTAATGACAAGGTTTGAAGTAGACCAGAATTTCAAAGACGTTTTCGGCGAACTAAAACCATCTGATCCACGCAAATGGACAAGCCAACAAGTCATCGTAAACCGAACAGAAATCAGCAAAAACCCAACAATCAAAGCCACAGGACTATTCGGACCCATAACAGGCGGAAGAAGCGACCTCGTAGTCTGCGACGACATCATAGACGAAGAAAACGTGGGTTCTCACCTGCAAATCGCTAAGGTTGACACATGGTTCAATAAAGTTTTGTATCCTACTCTTTACCCGTGGGGCGGAGTCATAGTTATAGGCACACGATGGCACTACGCAGACATATACGCCCACTTTTTGGAGTCTTGGCCAAACAACGTTTTAAAAGCTATTCAACCAGACGGTTCAGTGTTGTGGCCTGAATACTGGAGTCTGGAGAAGCTTGAAGAAAGACGAGACGCAATAGGAACAATCTTCTTTAACTGCCAATACCAGAACGACCCAACTGGCATGGAAGGCGAACTATTGAAATCGTCTATGCTTCACGATTGGGAAAATCCGCCAACCTCAAACTGCATATACTATGCTGGCATTGACCCTTCTCTTGGAGAAGGAGACTATTTTGGAATTGCCACCCTCGCATTTGACCGAACCCTTAACCAAGCGTTTCTAATAGACGTTTGGGCTGAACATATGCCTTTCCCCCAAATACTAAAAACTAAACTGCCTCTACTGCACAGTCAATACCACTACGTTAAAATGTATATGGAAACCAATTTTTGGCAAAAAATACTTATGCAAATGCCTGAACTGCACGGATACCCCATTGTGCCAATTCAGACAGTGAAAGACAAAGAATCACGGTTCATTCCCATGAGCAGCCACTTTGAAAGCAAACGGGTGTTAGTTAACCCTTTAATTAACAATCAGAAAAGCGAGTTTTGGCTTGAATGGGTCCAGTTTCCACATGGACAGCATGATGACGCTTTAGACTGTGTGGAAATGGTTGTGCGAAACGTGGTTCAAACAGCCCAACCTGCTTGGGTTGTAAGATGACTAACCCTTTACAACGAATCATAGATTACATGTTTGTGTTTTTGATTTTGATTCTCGACGTTTTATTTGGAGTATCAGACCGAATTGCCAGTTAACCCGAAAGGAATCAGAGCTACCCGAGACGGCGGCTTATTCATTCATCCCAGCGCACTTGATGCTAGCGACAGCGAGGAAGGCAGCAGCATACGCGTTCCACAAGTAGCAACAGAACTGGGCGCAGGATTCGGAGACACAATTACAGACGATGACAGACAATTCGCTAGTGAACGTGAGCCTGTAGCCAACAAACTAACTTATGGTGTTGCACGGGACGTTTTTGATAAATGGTTCACAATAGATGATCCTTCAACTGAAGGCGGAGACCCCAAAATTGATGAAGCAGTACAGAACGCTTTAACAGTTCTTAAAGCAAAAGAAAAATTGACTAAGGCAGTCGAGTATGAGCGCATTTATGGCTGGAGCCTAATTGTTGGCAGCTTCAATGACGTTTCGGATGTTAAAAGTCTTGAAAAACCATTAAGGCAAGGAAGTCAACTCAAACAAATAGAAGCTTACCCAAAAACTAAAGTGATTGCATGGACAACTGATGAGAAGCCTAACAGCTTAAGGTTTGGCGAACCCGAAATTTATATGATTTACCGTGGTGAAGGCGAATACCTTTACATTCATTATTCACGATGCTTCAAAGTGCAGACTAGAATTAACGGTTCATCTGTACTCAATCCTGTTTGGGATGATTTAACATGTGGACGTAATATCCGTTGGGGTGCGGCTCAATGGATGTATCGTACTGGCGGAGGATTTCCCGTAATCAAGTTTCCACTGGGCACAACTATAGAGCAGCTTGAAGAATGGGTTGACAGCAGTGCCTTCAGCAACTTGATGAGCAGAACTTACATCGGCATAACAGGCGACATGGACTTCGATTTTAAGGGCGCAGCAGGAAGTGTTCTTGACCCTCAGCCTTTCTTTCACACAAACCTAGAACAAATCAGCGCAGGATCAGGCATTCCTGAACCTATGTTGCGCGGCGCGCAGGCAGGCGCGTTAACTGGCAGCGAAGTTAACCAGCAGCAATATTACAAAGTGATTAGTGGCATTCAAGCATGTTTAGAGTCCGCAATCAGATGGGTTATTGACCGTTTGGTTGAAGCTGGGCAAGTTAGTTTATTGCAGCAACCTATCCAATATAAGATTTCTGACAAAATGAGAAAGTGGCTTAAACTGGATGCTGTTCCCCGTCCTGAACCGTTAAAATATGTGGTTACATGGGTATCTGCGTTTGAACTTAGCGAATTAGACGAGAAAAGGGCTAGCCTTCTTGAAGAACAAGCTAACGAGGTGCGGCTTAAATACATGACTAAAGACGAAGTTCGAGCAATGAACGACTTGAATCCTTTAACTGAAGCACAAAAGAAGGAAATGGCTCCTGCACCGTTTCAGCCGTTTGGGCAACAACCGCAGAATAATCCTAATCAAAATCAACCATTAACCAGCAATAACGCGTCTGACAAACGATACACAGTTATTGAACATGCAAGCACTCAAAATAGTCCAGATAGTAAGGATGGTTCAGGATAGTCAAATACGCATTTTCATCAGCACCCCGCCCACATTCTTTAGCGTAAACGATGTTTGGATGTATGTGGAGATAGGCGACGACAAAACATGCCAAAAATGCCACACTAACGCAACGTTGGAAGGCGGCGGCATGTATTACGGCAACCATTTGCGGGCATTTTTTCCCAACCTCGAAATTTTAGATGACGACACAATCCAAGTAAACGAACATCCGAACTGCCGATGCATTCTCGTTAGGGTCTCAATGAAGGAATAGAAACTGAATCTTGAAATAGGATGCGGAAACCACCCCCTCATCCAAAACGGATTAACTGTTGACGTTGACCCGAAAACAAAACCTGACTTGATTGCTGACTTTCACTGTTTGCCTTTCCAGCCAGAAACATTCAATCTAGTCGTGTTCAGCCAAGTCTTCGAACACATGAACAACCCGTTTCAATGCCTCCTTGAAGTAAAAAAAATATTGAAAAACTCGGGAAAATGCCTGATGACGGTTCCCAACCTGCTCATATTCGGGTATTTCTGCAAATGCTTGTTAAACCACGACTTGAACGATACTGCAGACCATGTGTTTGGGTGGCGGGTTCCCGAAATAAAAGTTTTGTTGAACCGTGCAGGATTCCAAATCCTTAAAACGGCGTTTGTTGAGACGCATTGGCACAGGAAAAAAATGTTAGCAAAGGTTAGACCTAGCCTTTTCTGTGACAGTTTAGCTGTCCTGTTCAAGAAATTGTGAAGGAAACAAAAATGAAGAAAGAACGCAGATGCAACAGAAAAAGACAGCATAATCATGCTAGTTATCAACCTTGCGAAAAAGAATGTCCATGTTTTGGAAAATGGTGAATAAGTTATGAGTGAACGTAAAATCGGTTTTGACAGAGCAAATCTTGAAGGAAAAATCAGCGAAGACGGCGAATACTTAATCGCCGAAGCCGTTATAGCAAGCGAAATAGTGCATGAATATCCTGACGGCTGGGCTTACAAATCAGCAGACGAACTAGAAAAAACAGCGTGGACAGCCGAAGGACGCTGGGTAACTATCCTTAAACATCCAGACACTGCGCTTCTCCAGCGTGCAAGCGACATTTACGGCCGTGTTGAATCTCCTAAATTCGTAAAAAACTTGTTAGATGCTAAAACGCAGCGTCCATGCAGGCGAGGCATAAAAGCAAAGATAAAATGGGACAAAAGCAAGTTGCCACAGGATGTTGCAGACAAAATACGGAACGGAGAACTACGGGATGTCAGCATAGGCTTCACTTATGAGGAAGATCGTAGTTCAGGCGAATGGGAAGGCGCAAAATACGATTATAAGCAATGCAACATTTTTATTGATCACCTTGCAGCGCCGATTGAGAAGGGAAGATGCCCCGGACCCATTTGCGGTATAGGCGTGGATTCAGTTGTTAAACATGCTGTTGATCCTGAAGAAAACGAGGAAACCGTAAGGATTCCTGCAGGAAACGAATGCAAAGTAACGGCTACAATCACGATTAGCGAGAAAGAAGGCATCCAAGCCTTGTATTGCGGAAAAGAAAAACAGGTTCGCACCTACCTTTTTGACAAGAGCAAAGGCTGGACGATGGACAAAGCTAAAGCATGGGTTGAATCTCACAAGGGCGATTCGGCAGCTGATTTAGTGGCTAAATCATCCTGCGATATTTGCCAGGAAATCGAGAAAATAGGCGTGTTGGAAGCCAGCAAACGATTGAAACAAAAGTTTGGCGAAGCCGTAGTGTACGTTCTTAAAGGCGAAGAACAGCCTAAACCGAAGATGCCGCCTAAACTGAAAGACGATTCTCTCGAAGTGTTGCTGGTGGAATCCAAGAAGGCTAGGGATTCGTTAAGGTGGCTTTTCGAGCCAAACAAGTAGCATGTTTGAGGCTTCTACCCCTAGCTTTTTCGTGCAGAAACCCCAACGTTGTTTTGAGATGGTTTTTTAAGTGGATCATGATTCTTAGCCCATTCATCCGCGTCTTCCGTTAGTTTCATAAATTCCTCCATAAACTTCCGTTTCTCTTGTTCATCCACCATTTGTTGTTGTTCACATTCCCTACGGTCAACATTTATAGAATCTTGATATTCCTTTGTTTGAAAGCATTTTTCGCAGACCTTACTATTCTTACATTTTCGTCCGCCGCACAATGGGCATTCATTGTATAGACCAGTTTTAGGGGTTCTCGCGTGTGAAAGTCCCTTATCAAAATAACCTTGAACAGTATATTTGAAGTTTGAAAGCAATCGTCTATTTTTTAATAGTAATTCAGATTCATCTGGCATTAAGTTTATTGTTGCAGTTATTTCGGTTCCGTTCTGATTAACCTTGATTTCCATATATCATATTTATGGGGTTATGTCCTTATAAAGCTCACGGCACCCTAGTTCACTTTCACAAAGAGTGATTCTCGTCGTCGGACGAGACTAAAATAAACCGTTCTCCCAGTGGCATAAGGAGACTAAATAAACCATATTGACTAAAAGAGAGAAAACACCATGAGCGAAAAAGACAAACAACCCGAAACTAAACCCGAAACCAAACCCGACGAATACGCATCAAGATGCAAAGAAATCGAAATGAAAGACGTAAAAATCAACCAGCTAGAAGCAGCACTACGAGAATCCACAGACATCATCAGAAAAGTAAACGCTGAACGAGAAGCAGTAACAGAAGCCCGCAAATATGAACTGGCTCTTGAACTCGAAAAAGACATGGAAGGCAGAATGAAACACGGCGACCTCATGAACGAAACGCTCGAAAACCTTTCAATCATGAAAAAAGCCGTTGACACAGCCAGACCCAAAGACTTTGTCAGTTTAAGCCAGCTAGTAGCAAACGACGAAGTTAAAAAGAAGCCAACACTCACTGTAGGCGAATGGGACCCTGACACCAAAAAGTATAGAGGAGGACTATAAAAATGGTAGACCTTGGATACGGTCCTAAACCAGTCAACAAAATCGTAGTCGCAGGCGAACCATTAAAGCAAACATTGAAAATCACAACTGTCGCAAACATGTATCCTGGAAGGCTTGTAAAGAAAGGAGCTACTGACGGAGACATTCAGGTTTGTGCTGCCACAACAGACCATGCTATCGGCTTCCTTGGCTATGAACACACCATCAAAAAGCATCGTCCCGCAACCGTGGACACAATTTACCTAGTAAGTGCTCAAGCAGCCGTTTTGAACGGCGGACACTTCGTAATTGTCGCTAGACTATTGAGTGGACAAACCATAGTTAAGGGACAACGCTTGACAGGAGCAGCAGCAGGAACATTAACCGCTAACACAGAAGGCGGCACAGAATACTGGGCGGTTGCTGAAGAATCAGTAACTTCAGCTTGCACGGGCACAGGATGCGATGGCACAGCAGACATAATGGTCAGGAGCATACTGTAAATGCACACATTCAGGCAAGTAGGAAGAGACGAACCGCTTACTGCCGAACAGGGACAGTACATTCTTGACCGAGTGGTCTTCGCTGCAAGGCGAGAACTTGTCGGAAGACGACTGATGCCCATACGCAAAATTGATGCTAGCACACAAACCTACGGATATGACACTATGACGGAAGTAGCAAACGCAGCCACAGACATTTCTTGGAGCGGCATGCGAGAAACACTTGACGACGTAAGCTTAGCAAGAACTTCAGTTGCTGTACCAACCATACACAAAGAGTTCGTGATTAACAAGCTTGACCTTGCAGGTAGCAGACTTAGCGGCGAACCGTTGAACACGACTACTGCTGAGTCAGCAGGCTACAAAGTTGGATACGAAGAAGACCAACTGTTGCTTTTAGGCTATTCGCATGACGGCACAACCTACGACATCAACGGACTATACAATGGAGCAGGACTCACTGAAGCTACAGCATTGCATTGGAGCACATTAGCCAACATTCCCACCAGCATAAACAACACGGTAACTTTGCTGATGGCGCAAAACATTTTCCCGCCATACAATCTAGTGGTTAACCCGCAGGAATACAACAGTGCCGCAGTATTCATTCTTAATACTGCCGTTCCAAC